CGCAAACAAGGTTCTCAGGACGATAAAGATCAACACCGTAACGAGCAGTAGTAACGTACTCTTCACGCTGATAATCTTTGTTATACTCACTGTCAACCTGTGGCATCTGACGCCATGCACCAATAAAGGGCAAGACGGTAGGATCCGCAGAGAAGAACATATTAGCTTTACCAGCAGCCGTTGTTGGGCCTGAACCACCAATTTGCTCATTTGCATCAGCAAGGTAGTTACTGGTATAAACATCAAAGCCATAAATGTTGGCAAGGAAGCTCATACCTGAAGCAATACCAGAAGTGATAATGCCTTCCCAACGAGGGTTATTGCTTACGTTTGTTATGTTGGTAAGCGTATTCATTGCATACTCAACAGAAGGGTCAACGATAGCAATCAAGTTCCTGTCTGGAACGTTAGCTTTCTTTAAAGCATAACGAGCTTTAGCAAAGTCAGCTACAGCAATTACTTCGTTTGTTCCTGTTCCAACAAAACGATGCTCTGCACCATTAACGGAGTTAGAATTAGAAGCAGTTTGCTTTGCAGACAAAGCCATAATATCGGTCTCAAGCGTTTCCATAATAGCTCTGGCTTGCTTGGGAACGAAAGAACTAACCAACTGATTCATGTAGTATGCATCTTGTTTGGCTTTGTTCGTTATGTAGTTACCACTTGACTTGTACTTGCCAATTGTAAATTGAAATTGACCAGTGTCAAGAGCACGATATTGTACTGAAGCATTTTCAGTATAGTCATCAGTCTGAGCTTGACCAATTGAAGGAATTGTAAAAGAAGTTCCGTCAGGAAACTCACTCATCCAATTTACATAACCTTGTCCCATCAACTCATCTTCAAGGACTTCCTTCAACTGGCTAGACCAGACCTCTGAACGAATTAGATGACCTGTGTTACCAGTATCCATCATAGTAGTCTCTCCTTATAAACGTTAGTTTCCAAATGATTCACCTTGTTCTTGTTTTTCTTTTAGAATACGCATCTGAGTTTCAGGCTTCCAGTATAATTTAGGGTTTTCTTTACGCATAGTTTCAAAGTCTGCCCAAGAATTTCCTGAACTTGTATTTGTCTGAGTACCAGATGTGTCAACTGTACCTGTGGTCAACGTAGGTGTAGTTGGTTTTTGTGTCGATAAACCAAGAACATTATAAAAAGCATTAGGGCTTTTTGCTGCAATGTCTTTTAAAAAATCTGTAGAAATATTAGAAGCTGTTGCTTTCTGAAGCATAACCTCTTGAGCTTTATCTCCATAGAGTTCTTTCATTTTACGGTCTACAGCTAGAATGTTATTTTCAGCGGTCTGCTGAGTTTCCCTCTGCTCGATAGTTTGTTTAACTAGGTTGGTAATATCATCTTGTCCTAACGAAGGAGTGGTGTTCCCCTCTGAAGGTGCTGAAGATGCTTGAAGTTGTGCTTCACGTTCCTTCCTAATTTCTTCAAGAAGGTCTTGGGCTGAGAGTCTTTGATCTAGGTCTGATCTTAGTTCAGCTTGCTCCTTCTTCAATTGCTCGATAAACATATCTGCTTCTGCTTTACCTTTTGCAAGGTCTTCTACAGTAGCAAATTTTTTACCTTCACCGACCAACTCCGCAACAGACCCTGTGGTCTGCGTACTTGTTGGGGGGTTGGCCTGTTCTTCAAATATGTCGCTCATAACTGGATGGTCTCCTTTATGTATTTTAAAGCCCTGATCTGGCCTTGGCGGTCTGCCATTAGATAAGGCCAACTGGCTTTATCATAATCGTCTTCTTTAGATTTTTCTGCTTCACGTATTTTGTTATTAATAACTTTTTCTAAAACTTCTAGAATTTCTTTAGAGTTTCTGACGTAAGCTTCAAAATCATTTTTACGTTTTTTGTAGTCTTCGTTTTTTTCGTTTTCTTTACGCTTTATATGTTGGGTCCACAATGTGCTGAGTCTTTTGGTCCTAGACATTACACACTCCTTTACTATTTCATTTTCTTTTTCTTTTTCTTTTTATTTAATGGTGGGCGTCCTTTTTTATTTCCGTAAGTACCTTTACCATAAGGCATAAGTATTCTCCTTTATTACATTTTCTTTTTCTTTTTCTTTGCTGGCATTTTTTTCATTGGTTTTCCGTAAGCCATAGTCTTTCTCCTAGGTTGTTAATTTTTTAATTTTCTTTGCTAAACGTTTTGTTGCACTATGTTTTTTACTTATCATACCTTTTAAGTTTTTAGGCTTAAAAGGAGTAGGTTTTAATTTTTTAATTTTCATTCCATCATTCCTTCTTCTGGTGAAAGTTCTTGTGGACCACCAGCAGCAGCTCTTTCTTCTTGAAGTTGTTGAGAACCTGTGTCTATTAAACGTTGTGTTTCAAGTTGTTCAGCCACACGAACATTAGGAGAAACAAGTTCAAACTTTTCAATGTCAAGTAGTTCTTCTATTACCTGAGCTAACTTAGCTCCACTGAAATGTGTGTTAACTGCAGGGTCTTGAAAGAGTACTGAGTTAGCTAAAGCGTTAAGGTTTTGGAATTGATTTGCTTTTGCTGCAAAGTGTCTGGCCCCCACAGGACGTAGCTTACCTCTACTGGCAAGATCCTCTGGAGTAATTGTTTCAAAGAGTGCAGCACCAAACTCATCATCCACCACACGGACCACATCACTGATTTCCATATTTCTACGAGCCAGTTCAAGCATATCGTTAAGCAAAGGCTCTAAAAAGTTTCTTTCAAAGTAAGTAATCTTAGATTGAAAAATACGGGAGGAAGCATTGTCTAGGGTCTGAACCTCAAACTTTGTTTTCTCTCCCGGAGTCCTGATTCCCATTGCTTGCTTAGGAGCACCAACCATGTCTTCCATCTTGGCTTCAAGACGGTCTATTTGAAGATCGGCATTAAGGGCGGTGGTATCAGGTCTCATAAAGTCTACGTCACCTTCGTCACCTATATAGATTTCTTCTCCGGGTCCGTAGTTAAAAGCTTCAACGTGTCCTTTTATTTTTAAAACAGGATGAGCAATAAGATCAAACACATCCGCTTTAAGGTTTTCTAAATGATCTAAACGATACTGCATACCTACTAGGTTATCTAATGGACCCATAGCCCAAAGGTTACCGGGACGAAGACGCCATCCTGCATGACGTAAAGACTGTCCTCTCCAAGATGGATTAGGTACTTTTCTTAAAATGTGTGCTCTGTCAACAACAGTTACAATATGATTTTTTAAAAGTTCTTGCTTTTGTACATCATAGATGTCACCATGAAACTCCAGAATTTCTACGTAGCCTGATTGAAAATACTCAAGTAAAGAACCAAAGCCGTCTATCTGCATACCTTGTGCTTCATGCACATCGTTTGTGTTAAGACCTGCAATTGATTTTCTTATATCAGTAATCTTTTCAAAGACTCCTTCTAAGTATCCCATTTCTGGGTGGTCTTCAATGTCAGCAGCTACTTCTCCAAGGGACTTTACACTTCTTATAATCTTAGGACTATTTTCAAAATGAGTAGCCACAGGGTTTAACACAATACTATATGGTGAAACTCTTATAGCTCTTGGACCTACAAACCCCGGAGTTATTTCTCCAGTGTCCATGTTTTCTCTTACTTCATTAATGTATTCGCTAGAACCTATTACGTTTCCAAAGTCAATAAAGTCGTATACCATTTCAGAAACTGTGTTAATAAAGTTTGCATTTCTTAATTTATTTTTTACGTATGCAAGGATAACTTTACGCTTTTCAACTGCTTCTCCGTCTTCATCATCTCCTTCCCAAATAAGCCAATCGTCATTAGGAAAAAGAGCAGCCATGTAGTTAGCATGAAGGTTATCACGGATTTGACATATCTTTGGGATGGTTGTGGAGTTTTTCCAAGGGAGGGTAGCGTTGGTAGTCTTGGTGGTATCTGTGGCGAAGACATAGTTACGTAACTCCTTCTTCTCCTCAATCCATCTAATACGCATACGTTGCCAGTCATCAAACTGAGTAGTGATGTGTGTGGCAAGGTCTTCAGGTTTACCTAAGTATTCTGTTATATCTAAAGTTCTACCAGCCATTATACACTACCAAACCCATCGTCTTCACCACTTCCTATACCAAAACCTGTATAACCTGAAGTATCACTGCCTATATCTCCAACATTACCACTGGGAGAACTTGGAGTAGGTCCTCTTGTTGTTGGTCCTAATCCTCTATTTCCTTCTCCTGCATTTACATCACTTACATCTGAACGAGAACCTCTTGGGTTTCCTGTAGATCTATATCCTGCTTCTGTTGGTTCTTGATTTATAAAACTTCTATTAGCAGCTATTGCTTGATTTTGTTGTACTGTTATTGCAGACTGTCTTGCAGCCTGTCTTGCTGCTATGTCGTCTTCTTCTATAGATCTTTGTAGAGATGTTTCTCTCATTTTGTCTGTTGAAGTCTGCATACCTACTGCAGATTTTGCTTTATCTGCAAGTACATCATAAGCTGATCGTCCTGTTCTTGCACCTTCCATTTCTGAAGCAGCATATCTAAGTCCTGCTCCTACTATTCCTGCTCCTATACCAACAGGACCGGGAACTAAACTAACAACAGTAGCAACATTAGCTGCTTGATTTAAGTTTTGAGATCTCAACCCAGCATTAAAACCTTCGCTCATAGGAGACATAAGATTATCTGCATCATCATATTTATCTGATGTACTATCAAATAAACCACTTGAAAAGTCATCAGGAGGATCAAAAGCACCAAAGTCTTCACCACTTTGTACACGATTAAGTCTTTGTTCTTGCGATGCTTGTTTAGTT